ATGGATCTCGGAATCAAACAGCGGATCGCCCTCATCAGTGGCGGCGACTCCGGCATGGGCAAGAAGACTGCGCGCCAGCTGCTCGAAGCCGGCGTGCGCGTGGCGATCACCGATCTTCCCAATGGTACGCTCGACCAGGCAGTGGCCGAGTTGTCCGGCCTGGGGGAGATCATCGCCATCGAAGGCGATGTGACGCAGGAACAGGACGTCATCCACATCTGGACCCAGGTGCGCGCGCAACTGGGGGAACCGGATATCTACGTCAACGCCGCCGGCGTCACCGGCGCCACCGGCGATTTCCTGGAGGTCAGCGATGCCGGCTGGCTCGAAACGCTGGACATCAACCTGATGGGCGCGGTGCGCATGTGCCGCCAGGCCATTCCTGCCATGCGTCGCAAGCAGTGGGGGCGGATTGTGTTGTTCGCGTCCGAAGATGCAGTGCAGCCGTACGTGGATGAGTTGGCCTACTGCGCGTCCAAGGCCGGCATCCTGAGCCTGGCCAAGGGGCTGTCAAAGGCCTATGGCGCCGACAATGTGTTGGTCAACACGGTGTCGCCCGCGTTCATCGCAACGCCGATGACCGACAAGATGATGCAAAAACGCGCACACGAGAACGGAACCAGTGTCGAAGAAGCCATTGCCTCGTTCCTGGATGAAGAACGCCCCGGCATGGCGCTGAAGCGGCGCGGCCGGCCAGAGGAAGTGGCCTCCGTCGTCGCATTCCTGTGCTCGGAGCGCGCCAGCTTCATCAATGGCGCCGGCGTGCGCGTGGACTCGGGCTCGGTATTCACCATCGCTGGCTGAGGCGGGCGGCGCGGTGCAGCGGCAAGTGAAATCAAAGAGAAGCACGAACAGCATTTGACATAATATACATTATGCGAAATGGGCTGTGTTGACGCTCCTATGCGCCCTGGCGGCCTATCACTGCTGGTCCCTCCACAGGAAGCGGACCGGACAATGACGTTAGACACCTACGATCGCGTAGACCTGACCGGCCCTTGGGCCGGTTTTGGTTTTCAGGGGCACCGATTCTTCACCCCCGAGGGCCGAGACATCGACCCAGTGGGAATGCGCTACTGGTCGCTGACCTGCAACATCGCACGGGAATGGGCGTTGATGATGGCCGAGGAGCGCGAGCGGGTCTGGCATGCCCGCCCAGCAGAAGTGATCTATCTGCGGGATGTGCTGCGGCGCAGGCGTGAAATGCGGCTCTCAGTGGTGAATGGCGCGGGGTCCGCCGATAGATCAACGGTGGTCCGTAGGACGCGTGGGCCAAGAGGTCCACGGCGCGGGTAAGGCGTTATCCGTAGGGGCGTCGCCCCTACACCCTGAGTCTACAATTCACGCTCACAAATCGGAGGCGGCATGGAACGCAGATATCGGGAAGCAGAGTCATCAGACCTTTGGTGGCAGATTGCACTTGGCGGGTTCATAGCGCTACTTGCTCATAGCATCGTCGTTGGGCTGTACACCAGATACGAGACACGGCAAGCGATGACGCAGCTTGAAAGAGAATCGAAACTGGCGACGCAGCAAATGCAGCGCGCACTTACACAGAACGTGCAGAGAGCCGAGCAAGCGCCACTTATGCGGGAATATGATCCGCCAAGGCCGTTAGCCGACGGCGAGCGTTGCCTACAGGGACGCCGTTTCAAACGAGTATCGAACGGCTGGGTGCAGCTGCCGCACGATCCGTGCTGAATCACGCCAGCAAAGACGCAATAAGCGCGATGACGAACAAGTGCCCCACATAATAGCCATAGAACGCCCAGCGCAGGCGCGGAACAGGCCACCAAACATAGCCAAGCGCCAGGACCGGCAATGCCGCCAGCGCCCACACGTTGGCGTTGTACCAGCACAATGCGGCCATGCTGCCAGCTGCAAGCAGGAGCCACCCACCACGGCGTGTGCGGAACCAGCCCCAGGCAGTGACTACGAGCCAGACACCAGACCACTGGTAGTCAACGACAAGCGGCGCGAGGAAGCCGAGCAGCAGCAACAGGAACGGCCTACGTTGCGACTTGTTAGAAGATTCAATGCCGATAACGCGCCCGAGCAACACCACGACAGCCGCAGCGAGCGAGAACGTCAGCAGGACGTTCAGCGGGAGCCAGTAGCCGAACACCCAGGCGTGGAATGGCTGCGCCAGCAGCCCCCAGCCGGCAAGGCGCAGCACCGATTTGGCATAATCGGCCCGTGGCTGTGCAAGGTTGTAGGCCATCACCAACGCGAACACCGGGAACGCGATCCGCCCCAGTTCGGATAGCACCGGCACATAGCCGCCGAAAAACACCTTCGCAACGTGATCGCCGGTCATCAAGACCAGCGCAATCCACTTCAACGCCTCGCGGGCGCTGCTGGTCATGTCACATCTCCAAGCTGGTCGACGGCGTGGTGGTCTTGGTGCTGTAGGCCTTCGACTCAGGGAAGGTGCCCTGTGTGCGTCTAGATCGCTGCACAGCGATGCCATTGAGCCCAGGTGCAGCCGCACCACCCTGCACCGCCTGTTGCTGCTGCGCGGGCTGCTGTTCATTCTGTCGCTGCTGGCGATACGGGTTGTAGACCGGGCCACGCTTAGCAATCGTTCGGCACTGCGGCTGGTCGAGGTCATAGGCCGTGCCCTGCTCTGTCATGCACGTGCAGGACGCTTCTTTGTACTTGCCCTGCGCATCAGTGCCCGCGAGCGACGACATGCAAATCAACATCGGATCGGCGGTGATGCTGCGATCATCGAACACCGGCGCGGTCCAAGGCATGGTGCCGAACCGGGGAAGGTGTTGCTTGGCATATTCGGTGGGAGATTCCCAACGCGGACCATCACGCCGTGCGGTGGACGACGACCCGCCAGGGGCCGCATCGGCTGACGCCGATTGCGTCCCCTTATCTCCGAGTTTGCCGGCCATCGCGCTGGGCTTGAGCATCGTGTAGGCGAGCCATCCAAGCGCGATGGCAAGGATGACCAATCCCGGCAGCGCCATCACTTTCCACGGAATGCGCGGCTTGATCGTGTGCACCTCAGCCGATTTGTATGCGCCGAAGATCGAAGACGGCAGCAGGCGCGTGGTGCGCTGGGCAAGATCGCGTTTCGCAGACGACTTGATTTCTTCGTTCAACTCGCCCCAGCGGAACACATCAATCATCTTGGTGCCGAAGCGACGCACCACATGCGTGTGCGCGCCGATCAATCCACGGACGAACGGGTACAGCTGATTCGGCTGCTGCGTGGTCCACACAAAGTCCAGACCGCGATGCCGATGCTCTGCTAGGTCGAGCACGTGTTTCGGCGTCTGTTGCCGCGTCGCGTCGTGCAAATGACCGTACCACTTCCACGCCTCGTCTACGAAGATCAGCGAGCCATTGGGCACAACATAGTTGCCGTCTGCATCCTTGTCGTTCCACTTGCGCGGATCGTCGAGAACCGTGGCAAGACCGTCCTGCAAGCCATCGATTCCAGCAGCGAAAATAGGGCGCTCGGCGCGCTTCGATTCTTCGACCAGGCGTTCCATCATGAGCGCCGTTTTGCCGTTGCCGGGTTGCCCGGTGTATAGCTCGATTGGCATTACGGCTTGGCTCCGAATCCACGCTTAAACAGGAACAGCCGGCCTTGCATGATGGCGTGCTTCGCTGCAATCGCAGAAATGACCATGGTCAGCGCCTTGTCGAACTGCAGCACGCCGAACCATGCCATGGCATCTGCACCGAGTTGGCCGTTACCGCTGCCCATGCCTTGGGCATAGTCCTTGAGCAGATCGATGGCCGGCTCAACGACCATCTTGATGGTGCCGAAATTGATGCCGAGCCACACCAGCGCGGTCATGATCCATAGGCCGATCCGCGACTTGAACAGCCATGCCAGCGCGGTGACGAGTTGTGCAATTAACCAGGGCATTAGGCGCTACCTCCTTGACTCATCAGACGCAGGGAAACCAGCGATGCCATGACCAACACAATTTGGCCGCCAAGCACCATCCACTGGCAAAACTTGGACGTATCGAAATGCAACGTCTGGCCGAACACCGCTACATCGGGAATCGTTGGACACGTGCGGCTGTAGCCGAAGCCCTGCGTATCGAGTTCGCCGGTTGGGTAGCCCTCTTCGCCATAGCCGGATTCATCGGAAAACGCGTCAGCAGGTTTGCCATCGGCACCGATATCAGCCGTGCCATTACCGGTGATCGCATCACGAATCGCCTTGACGTCTGCGTTGTTGCCAGTGCCACCGCCGCTATTGTTCGCCGCCTTTTCCAGCGCACATGCAGCACGCCATTGCATCAACAATTGTGAGTACTCAAGAGCTTTGCAATTCTTGCCGACGCACACAGGCATCGCTGCGCATGAGCCACCTGTGATGTTTACGTCGCGGCGTGTATTGCAATCAATGCGCCATTGAATACGCGCCTGTCCGCACATGATCGCGTCACCGCTACAACTAGGCGGCGCATCGCAGCTATCACCGCCAGAAAATTCGCTTTTGTTATCGCCCTCACCGCCCTCGCCGTCCCCGTCAGGTTCGCCGTCGCCATCCGCATCCTTCTTGCAGGTTCCATCCGGCCCGCGAACTTCGCCGGCAGCGCATTGACCATCGCCTGGCAGGCACGACCCGGTTGGCGACTTGATCATCCCAGCAGGACAATCGTTTTTCTTAGGCGCGCAGGTACCATCGGCCTGCAACAGCATGCCTTCTGGGCATTTATTGGTTGAACAGCCGCCTTTCCCGTCCGGAACCTGACCCTCTGGACACTCTTCCGTAGGCGGCGGTTCACACACGCCGAGGTAGCCGTTCCATCCATAGCCCTTGCCCATGGCATCGCACGTCTTCTCCGGATCGGTGGGGCACACCGCACCAGTACTGCCCCACGTCATGGAGCCGTCGCCATTGCCGAACCACACACCATCGCACCCATTGCGACAGCCAATGCTGCCATTGCGCGCCGTACCAACGTACGTTGCCCAAGGGCCGCCACCGGTGTATCCCGGCTCCTGCTCGCACGATTTTGCGGTCACGTAGTACTTAGTGCCTAGGAACGGCAGCGAACCATTCGAGCAGGACACGCGCACAGCGAGCGCGCCCACATCCTTCGACGAGTTTCCTGGGTCCTTTTCAATATTCGGACCTGTGTACGAAGCGTTATTGCCACCAACCAGCTTGCAGGTGTCAGGACCACGGGAATCTGCAAGCTGACGTGCCGCATTCCAGGCGTCGCCCTCGCTGCACATGTCAGAGGTTGCATCACAATTCGCTGCATGCGCCTTGCCCATGCCACACCATGCGAGCGTTGCCGCTACGAGCACGTAGGCGAGGCGACGCGCAATCGCGGATGCAAACATGCGTGCGAGCCAGCCCATTATTCGAAATCCACGAAGACAATCGCGCAGGCCACCAGCCATGCGCCTAACCAAATCCACCCTTCCATCGCCCGTTCCCCTGCACTATCCCCATAAAAGACCGGCGGGAGGGAGTTGGCCCTGTCCGCCGGTGGTCGTTACATGGCGCGGCGCACCCACTTGTAGACCTTGATGCCGACCATGACGGTCAGTACTGCACCGCCGATGGCGGCAATGGGGCCTGCCGCGGCCTGGATAGCCGCCACCACATCGCCCACATCCACACCACCACCGCCGGACGCGAACGCCGGAGCGGATACGAGAGCGACCGAACCAACTGCGGCCAGAGCAGCGGTCTTGTTCTTGAACAGGGTCTTGAGCTTGCGCATTGCATGTCCTCCTAGGACTGTTGAATTTTCTTGCGGATGAGCCGGAACACATACGCCGTGGCCCACAGGAACGCGATTGCGCTACCGATGGCCTGGGCATCCTTCACCGCCAGTTCCGGCAAGAGTGACGGTTGAGGAATCCACATCACTGCCGTGCACGTCCCCGCTGCCGTATCCAGATCGGCTTCCAGGCATGCGGGGATGAGCACGGCCATGGGTTAAGCAACCCGCGCCGCAGGCTGGACGGCTTTGGCGGCGGAATCCGGGATCAAGCGGATGCGACGACCGAACTCCAGGCCGCCGTATTTGTTGTTCTGCATCGACTTGGGATCGATGACGTAGAAGCCTTCTGCGTATGGCGCTTGATCTTCGTCAAGGCTGATGGTGAAGGGAAGCGGGAAATCGCCCTCACGCAACACGGCGGCGGTCTGCTCGCGGAAGTGCGTTGCAGGCTTGCCATCGCGAGCCGGAAACGAACGGATGGCGACAGCGGAACTCATGATCTGAACTTTCATAGTGGGACTACCTTCCAGGCGAATGTCCGGCCAAAGATGAATGTGACTTTCCACGGAGACGGCCAGAACTCTCCGGTAAGCCTGTCGAACCAACCGCCCTTTGCTTTGCGGATATCCGCTTCCCCGCCGAGAGCTTCACGCGCGTCTTTCGGGGCCTTCCACCAGCGCAACTCGCGCTTGGATTCGGTATCGAGTCCACCAATGCCATGTGTGCGGAAGCCTTTGGGAAAAGCTCCAGCTGTAAGGGCAGTGAACTTGCTCGCGTATTTCGCGAGATACCCGACGCAGTTGCGGGCTTTCTCAATTTGCGTTGTGCCATGTGGCCACCAGCCGCGTTGATCGACCTTGCCGAAATACATGCCAGTGGGAACCCACAGCATCACGTGGTAGTGCGGACGGAATCGCTGGGTGAGCTCTCCGACCCATACGTAACGAAAGCTTTCACGGTTCCACCGTGCGCGCCCAGATTTAAGGCGATTGAAGTGGCCGCGCATGCGTTTAAATAGTTCGCTAACGTCACGAGGGCTGCTGTCGCTTCCATCACGGTAGGTGAGCGTGAGGAAATACCACGCACCACGGAAGGAGCCTTTTTTCGCTTCCTGGTCATGCAGACGTGCTCCGGTAATCACGGACTTTCGCAGCCGTTGCGCCCGCGCTTGCAGCGGGTCGATTTCGATGGTCACGGTGCCGGTCGAAGAGGCCCGCGTGTCACTTGTTTTGTAATGGACAAGCCCAAGGGCCAGCGCTGCGCGCTGGCCCTCAGCGGTCAATGCGATCGGATGGGCAGCGTCGAACTCACGCACGCTTGTGCCGACCACACGCTTGTTCTTTTGGATATTCTCTGCGGCGATTTCAGTGCGGCGCGTAGCGGCCTGCATGACGCCAACAGATGCATCGAAAGCGGACAACTCACGCGATTGCGTGGGCTGTTCCTGCATTCTAATCCGTGCGTTTTTCGAGGTGCATGCAAGGCACAACCGGCCTGGGAAAAAATAGGCAGTGGTGTCGCCGCAGAAAGAGCACGTGCCGTCAGCCACGATAGAACTCCATGGCAGCATCACGGGCATCGGCAGCATCGGTGCGCGATGCGAAATAACTCTGTTCGACAGCATTGCCGTTGACGACGATGGTCAACACGTAAATGCGTGGACCGCCGTGCACACGAGCAGCGGAGATGAGCCACTGCACAGACGGAGCGTCAGTCATGGCCGACACCGGAGAAATACGCGATCAGACCGGCAGGCGTCAGGAACAAGAACACGCCACAGACCCATGTCCACGGCTCAGGCAGGTAGTAGGCACCGATGATGAAAAGGGAGATGAAGGCAGCGAGCGCCCACACGTAGCCGATGCACTTTGCGAACTCCTTCATGCGACGGACCGCCCATACCAATAGCCAGAGGTCGCATCCGCCATGAGTTCGGCGCGTTCCTCAGCAGCAGCTACACAGGGATCAACGTAGTCCACCGCCAAAGACGATGCGACCAGATCGGCGTAGCTTTCGATGATGAAGACCTGTTCGCGGTGTGCGCGCAGCGCAGCTTCGGCGCGACGGTCAAGAATCCAGGCGACCAAGCGGGCGAGGCCGACGATCACGGTCAGCGCGGAAGCGCTGATCAGTGCAAGTGCGTTTGTGTCCATGAAGCCCCTATCCCCTGCCCCTTGACGCGGACCCCGGAGGGGAGCCGGGGGTGCGCGGTGCTCACCCATCGGTGAACACGGACGCATGTATATTCCTCGGTTGACAGAGTGTCAACCATGAGATGAACATGCCAGCGATAAACGCCCTACTTGACAAAGTGAAAGAGAGTTGCTCTCTCCCGTCAGACAACGTTTTGAGCCAGCGGATCGGTGTCACCAGAGCCGCAGTGAGCATGTGGCGGAACGGCGGAAAGCCGGTGCCAGATGAACGGATTGCGCAGCTATGCGCGATGGCAAAGCTCGATGGCGGCGAATGGATGGCGCGGATTCATGCAGAGCGAGCGGCATCGCCTGCGGAGAAGGCGTTATGGCGATCAGTGTTGGACAGGCTAAGCGCGGCAGCCGCGGTGGTCGCGCTGCTGGTCCTGGCGGTGCACACAGGAGCGCATGAGGCGCTGCTGACGGCCCTTTCCCCGCTGGCCCTAACCACACCTTCTATACATTATGCGAAAAGGCGCGGCGGCGTTGCAATCGCGGGCGCGCTCGCTGTGGCTGTGGCTTACGTCGCTGCTACCGTCTCGGGGTCCTTCTGATACGGAAATCGCAGCGTGATCGACACCTACGACCGCGTAGACCTTGCCGGCCCTTGGGCCGGTTTTGGTTTCCAGGGCCACCGCTTCTTCACTCCCGAGGGCCGGGACATTGATCCAGTCGGAATACGGTACTGGTCGCTGACATGCAACATCGCACGCGAATGGGCGCTGATGATGGCCGAGGAACGTGAAGCTCGACGCCTCGAGCTCGCGGGGTCTGGAAAGCCTTGCAGCACAAGGGTTTCAGAAATCGATTTACTGCAGCAACCAAAAATCATCTACCTACGCGACGTGCTACTGAAACGCCGGCAGCGACGCAATGAGCACCAGCAAGCCGAGGTGCCCAACGTAATAGCCGTAGAACGCCCAGCGCAGCCGCGGGAGCGGCCACCAGACGTAGCCAAGCGCCAGGACCGGGAGCGCTGCCAGCGCCCACACGTTGCCGTTGTACCAGCACAACGCGGCCACCATCGCCAGAACGCCCGCAAACGCCTCCACACGGCCAGTGCGGAACCAGGCCCAGGCAGCAAGCACCAGCCAGACGCCGATCCATTGGTAATCGATCACCAACGGCAGGACGACACCGGCGACGGCCGCGTAGAGCCAATGACGCGCCTCCACCGTCCAGATCAACAACGCGGCCAAGGCAAACGTCAGCAGCACGTTGAGCGGCAACCAGTAGCCGAACGCCCACGCGTGGAATGGCTGCGCCAGCAGCCCCCAGCCGGCAAGGCGCAGCACCGATTTCGCATAATCGGCCCGTGGCTGTGCAAGGTTGTAGGCCATCACCAGCGCGAACACCGGGAACGCGATCCGCCCCAGTTCGGATAGCACCGGCACATAGCCGCCGAACAACACCTTTGCCACGTGATCGCCGGTCATCAACACCAGCGCAATCCACTTCAATGCCTCGCGGCCGCTGCTGGTCATGTCACATCTCCAGCGTGGTGGACGGCGTGGTGGTCTTCGTGCTGTAGCCCTTGGACTCCGGAAAGCTGCCCTGCGTGCGCGTAGAGCGCTGCACGGCGATGCCATTGAGCCCAGACGCAGCCACCCCACCCTGCACCGCCTGTTGCTGCTGGGCGGGCTGCTGCTCGTTCTGGCGCTGCTGACGATATGGGTTGTAGACCGGGCCACGCTTGGCAATAGTGCGGCACTGCGGCTGGTCGAGGTCGTAGGCCGTGCCCTGCTCTGTCATGCACGTACAGGACGCTTCCTTGTACTTGCCCTGCGCATCGGTGCCCGCGAGCGACGACATGCAAATCAACATCGGATCGGCGGTAATGCTGCGATCATCGAAGACCGGTGCGGTCCACGGCATGGTGCCGAACCGGGGAAGGTGTTGCTTGGCATATTCGGTGGGAGATTCCCAACGCGGACCATCACGCCGTGCGGTGGTCGCAGACCCGCCAGGGGCCGCATCGGCTGACGCCGATTGCGTCCCCTTATCTCCGAGTTTGCCGGCCATCGCGCTGGGCTTGAGCATCGTGTAGGCGAGCCATCCAAGCGCGATGGCAAGGATGACCAATCCCGGCAGCGCCATCACTTTCCACGGAATGCGGGGCTTGATCGTGTGCACCTCGGCCGACTTGTATGCACCGAAGATCGAGGACGGCAGCAGGCGCGTGGTTCGCTGGGCAAGATCGCGTTTCGCAGACGACTTGATTTCCTCATTCAACTCGCCCCAGCGGAAAACGTCGATCATCTTCGTGCCGAAGCGACGCACCACATGCGTGTGCGCACCGATCAATCCACGCACAAACGGATACAGCTGATTCGGCTGCTGCGTCGTCCACACAAAGTCGAGACCGCGATGCCGATGCTCTGCGAGTTGCAGGACGTGTAGCGGCGTCTGTTGCCGCGTTGCGTCGTGCAAATGACCGAACCACTTCCATGCTTCGTCGACGAAGATCAGCGAGCCATTAGGCACGACATGGGCCGTGCACTCGGCTTGCACAGACGTGTCGTTGCAGGTGCAAACCTCGCCGGTCTTGACCGCGTTCCAGTGGCGTGGATCTTCGAGCGTCGTTGCTAGGCCATCCTGCAAACCTGCGATGCCAGCTGCAAAAATCGGTCGCTCGGCGCGCTTCGATTCTTCGACCAGGCGTTCCATCATGAGCGCCGTTTTGCCGTTGCCGGGTTGCCCGGTGTATAGCTCGATTGGCATTACGGCTTGGCTCCGAATCCACGCTTAAACAGGAAGAGCCGCCCTTGCATGATGGCGTGCTTCGCTGCAATTGCAGAAATGACCATGGTCAGCGCCTTGTCGAACTGAAGCACGCCGAACCATGCCATCGCGTCTGCACCGAGTTGGCCGTTACCACTGCCCATGCCTTGGGCGTAGTCCTTGAGCAGATCGATAGCCGGCTCAACCACCATTTTAATCGTGCCGAAATTGATGCCGAGCCAAACAAGCGCCGTCATGATCCATAGGCCGATTCGCGACTTGAACAACCATGCAAGCGCAGTGACGAGTTGTGCGATTAACCAGGGCATTACGCGCTACCTCCTTGACTCATCAAACGCAGCGAAACCAGGGATGCCATGACCAACACAATTTGGCCGCCAAGCACCATCCACTGGCAAAACTTGGACGTGTCGAAGTGCAGCGTTTGGCCGAAGACGGCCACATCGGGAATCGTTGGACACGTGCGGCTGTAGCCGAAACCCTGCGTATCGAGTTCACCGGTTGGGTAGCCGTCCTCGCCATATCCAGACTCGTCGGAAAACGCGTCAGCAGGCTTGCCATCGGCACCGATATCAGCCGTGCCATTGCCGGTGATCGCATCGCGAATCGCCTTGACGTCTGCGTTGTTGCCAGTACCGCCGCCGCTGTTGTTGGCCGCCTTTTCCAACGCGCATGCAGCGCGCCATTGCATAAGCAATTGCGAGTACTCAAGGGCCTTACAGTTCTTGCCGACGCACACAGGCATCGCTGCACAAGAACCGCCTGTGATGTTTACATCTCGGCGTGTGTTGCAATCAATGCGCCATTGAATACGCGCCTGTCCGCACATGATGGCGTCACCGCTACAACTAGGTGGCGCATCGCAGCTATCACCGCCAGAAAATTCGCTTTTGTTATCGCCCTCACCGCCCTCGCCGTGCCCATCTGGTTCGCCGTCGCCATCCGCATCCTTCTTGCACGTTCCATCCGGCCCGCGCACTTCGCCGGAGGCGCATTGACCATCGCCTGGCAGGCACGACCCGGTTGGCGACTTGATCATCCCAGCAGGACAATCGTTTTTCTTAGGCGCGCAGGTACCATCGGCCTGCAACAGCATGCCTTCTGGACATTTATTGGTTGAACAGCCGCCTTTCCCGTCCGGAACCTGCCCCTCAGGACACTCTTCCGTAGGCGGAGGTTCACAGACGCCGAGGTAGCCATTCCATCCATAGCCTTTGCCCATGGCATCGCACGTCTTCTCCGGATCGGTCGGGCACACAGCGCCAGTACTGCCCCACGTCATGGAACCGTCGCCATTACCGAACCAAACACCATCGCAGCCATTGCGACAGCCAATGCTGCCATTGCGCGCCGTACCAACGTACGTTGCCCACGGGCCGCCACCGGTGTATCCCGGCTCCTGCTCGCACGATTTTGCGGTCACGTAGTACTTCGTGCCTAGGAACGGCAACGACCCATTCGAGCAGGACACGCGCACAGCGAGCGCGCCAACATCCTTCGACGAGTTTCCTGGGTCCTTTTCAATATTCGGACCTGTGTAGGAAGCGTTGTTGCCGCCAACCAGCTTGCAGGTATCAGGACCACGGGAATCTGCAAGCTGACGTGCCGCATTCCAGGCGTCGCCCTCGCTGCACATGTCAGAGGTTGCATCACAATTCGCTGCATGCGCCTTGCCCATGCCACACCATGCGAGCGTTGCCGCTACGAGCACGTAGGCGAGGCGACGCGCAATCGCGGATGCAAACACGCGTGCGAGCCAGCCCATTATTCGAAATCCACGAAGACAATCGCGCAGGCCACCAGCCATGCGCCCAACCAAATCCACCCTTCCATCGCCCGTTCCCCTACCCTATCCCCATAAAAGACCGGCGGGAGGGAGTTGGCCCTGTCCGCCGGTGGTCGTTACATGGCGCGGCGCACCCACTTGTAGACCTTGATACCCACCATGACGGTCAGCACTGCACCGCCGATGGCAGCAATCGGGCCTGCCGCGCCCCGGATGGCCGACACCACATCACCCACATCAACACCACCACCGCCGGAGGCAAACGCCGGAGCGGAGACGAGAGCGGCCGAGCCGACAGCGGCCAGTGCGGCAGTTTTGTTCTTGAACAGGGTCTTGAGCTTGCGCATTGCATGTCCTCCTAGGACTGTTGAATTTTCTTGCGGATGAGCCGGAACACATACGCCGTGGCCCACAGGAACGCGATTGCGCTGCCAATGGCCTGGGCATCCTTCACCGCCAGTTCCGGCAAGAGTGACGGTTGAGGAATCCACATCACTGCCGTGCACGTGCCCGCTGCCGTGTCTAGATCGGCTTCCAGGCATGCGGGAACGAGCACGGCCATCGATTACGCCGCCTGCCGCTGCTGCGGCTTACCGGCCTGCGGATCGACCAGCGTCATACGGCGCGCCAGTTCGACACCGAAACGGCCGGGCACCAGATCGGTGACCAAATCCCATTCCTTGACCGTGCCGACCGCGTAGCCCTTGTCCGGGCCGTCACATTCGACTTCGATCTGGATGCGCATGGCTTCGGTTTCGAGCGTGGCGCGCTGGCTGTAAATGGCCTTCGGCATGCCCTTCGAGGTGGTGACGGTGCGGGTTTCGACGGCGCTGTTGATGGTGATCTTCGGTGCGTTGCTCATGGTCTTCGTTCTCTCTGTTGGTTGGGCTTGCGTCGGTTGGGTTACTGCGAAATTCGGGCGGTACTGTGGGGTCAAGCTAAGGCCCCCCTTACCCCCCATGCGGGGGGTGCGGTGAGGCTTAGCCGGAGACCAAAGTGGGCAGCTTGCTGCGTCACCCGGGGCAGGCTTTACGGTGCCTTGCCGACCTGCTGCTTTAGGGCGCCTGCGAGCGAAGGCGGATCTTCAGGGGTGGATTCCTGGCGTTGCCGTGCTGGTTGCGCGTAGGCGAACAAGCTGCGGCTTCGGTGCCTCCCAGACCGGGGGCGGTGTTGCATGTCCCGGTGAGCGATCACCGGCGGTTTCGTTGACCAGTCCGTAGGGGCGCTGCCCCTACACCCCGGTCCAGTGTTTCGATGCTCCCCTTGCGCGTTGTTTGCTCGAACTCGGCTTGCACCGGCCGGCGGGTGTAGTCGATTGGTGGCGGAATCCAGGCGCCGAAATTCTTCGACACATCCACCACTCCCCCTTTCGTTACGTACTTCGACACGTAGCCGGTGATATCGAGCTGGCTGCGTGGTGCTTCTATGCGATTACGTCCGAATTCCTTAAACCAAAACTCATGCCACTCATAGCGGCTCATTAGCCGGTTTAAGTCATCGGTAGGTGCAGCTGTAACGGCGTGGAAATGCAATCGGCCGTCCTTGTGGAACTCCTGCCCCCGTGCCCACTGGATGCCGCCTTTGTATTCCGCAACTGAGGCCCAGCGAGAGTTATAGATTTGGCGATTGATGCAACTGACGAAATATCGGAACGCTTTATCAGCTTTTTCGGGGTGGACGCCGCCAGTTCGTCCGGCTTCTTCAACCCTAAATGTGAGTGTCCAGAACTGATGCCACGGAATGCGCTGTAGGAGCTCTGCATAGCCGCCTGCTTCGAGATCAGCACGCCGCAATCGGTGCAGACCGTCAACTTCGCATCCCACGCGTTCAACGTCTGAAACTGCGCTCCGCCGCACTGATAGCAAGGGCTGTTCGGATAATGGGCTAGCCTGGACGGCTGCGTCTTCATGGCTCATCGCCCTGCCCCGAGCCTACCCACCTGATGCGTTCCTCTATCAGTCGGTCTAGCTCGGCGCGTTCGTCGTCGGTTTCGGCTTTCTTTTTCAGCTCGATCAGCTGCCAGAGTTTCAAGTCGCCCGGATTCATGCGCGGGCCTCGCGTAGTGCCTTGCATTCGGCAAGGTGTTCCGTCGCAATCGCCTTTATTTCGCGCCAGAAGTTTAAAGACGGCGCGCGGCGGCTTGGGAATAAATCGCGTTGAATGAGCTTTGATTCAACGTAATCGAGCGCAATGCGTGCGCCGCGTTCGGTATCAGTCGGCCGTGCCATTGCGGGTGGCCTCCTTCGCTTCGATTGCTGCAATCGCTGCGAGCGTTTCAGCAACAATCTTGCGTTGAATAGCGCGATCACGTCGGCGGTCGCTGAGCCACCAGACGAAATAGACCAGACGAGGCACGATGAGCGCGACAAGCGAAACGCCGCCCACAACAATCAGAAGGTCGTTAACAGCCGCAAGTTGAGCCGGCGTGAGTGTGCAATACGGATTGCATTCCATGGTGTTGCCCCCTGCCCGGTGCCCGGTAGAACCCACCCAGCCGGCACCGGGCGGGGCCGGGGGGTGGGCGATGTCAAGACTCTGCTGACATCTAGGGTCAACTGTATGCTGGGTGATGACATGGTGTCAACAGGGTATTTACATGAGCCAGAGCTATGACCTGTTTTGCAGGTGGAAACACGTGCAAAAGATCCAAAGCGACAACGCAGGTGCGATAGCCCTAGGCGTAACGCGAGCAGCGGTTTCCAGCTGGAAAAAAGGCAAAAACGCAGAGATTCAGTTCATCGAGCGAATGGCTGATGACATTGGAGACAACCCGGAAACATGGAGCGCTCTGGTTATGGCTGAGAGGAGCAATTCAGAGGACGAGCGAGCAGCATGGAAGCGAATTGCGCAACGGCTTGCGGGGGTCTCCCTATGCGTGCTGGTACTGGTGGCGGCCACCCTACCGAGCCAAGCAGAAGCAGCAGTATTGCGTGAAATTCATCACGTTTTGGATGCCCATAACGCTAACCCTCTATACATTATGCGAAATTGGCTGTGTTGACGCTACTGTGCGCCCTGGCGGCCTATCAATGCTGGTCCCTCCACAGGAAGCGGACCGGACAATGACGCTAGACACCTACGATCGCGTAGACCTGACCGGCCCTTGGGCCGGTTTTGGTTTTCAGGGGCATCGGTTTTTCACTCCCGAAGGCCGAGATATCGACCCGGTGGGAATGCGCTACTGGTCGCTCACATGCAACATCGCCCACGAGTGGGCGCTGATGATGGCCGAGGAACGCGAGCGCGTGTGGCATGCCAGGCCGGCCGAGGTGATCTACCTGCGGGACGTGCTCCGGCGCAGGCGTGAAATGCGGCTATCAGTGGTGGATGGCGCGGGGTCCGCCGATCGATCGACGGTGATCCGTAGGACGCGTGGGCCACGAGGTCCACGGCGCGGGTAAGGCGTTATCCGTAGGGGCTATGCCCCTACACCCCTGGGTCATTTGCAGGCATCTTGGACTGCGTTGTCCCAATAGCTGGAAAGCGCGAAAGAGCGATGCACGCCGGCAGCTTCATAGGCTGCACGACGCCCCTCTTTGGCAACCTCACATGCATAGCGATCCTTGGAAGAACTGGCAGCCACATAGGTCCCAGAACCGGAACGGACAGGAGACGCATTGCGGGCGCGAAGCTGCGCAGCGGTACGGGCAAGCCTTTGCCTCAACGCCGGGTTATCCGGCTCAGGCTGAGCATCCCATTGCTTTGCGGTAACGCCTGGACACGGAGCCGACTGGTAAACGACTTGCGCACCACTCACGCACTTGAAAACCTGCTGGGCGCTGGCCGGAACGGAAGCCACGAAGAGCACAACAAAAAACGCACGAATATCCATACGCCCTCCCCTTGAGAGCGGGATTCTACCTACATCTGCAAGGTAGTGGCCGGCGTCGTGGTGTTCGTGGTGTAGGCCTTGTTGTCCGGGAACGTGCCCTGCGTGCGCGGCCCGTACTCAATGACACCGCCTCGCACCCGGTCGCGGTCAGCGCCGCCGCCGTCACTCCCTACGGTCGCAACGCCAGCAGCGCCACCGCTCCCATCGGGGGCCATGTTGTAGAGCCGTGCGTCCTTCTCACGAATGGGCGCGGTCCAGGGCCACGCGGTCGCCACCATGATGTGCTTGCCAGCTGACAAGCGCACGCCGTACGTAACGACGCTGACGCTATAGCCCAGGGCGCGCAGCTGCGTGAGGTCCAATTCCTCAATGACGTTGTTGCTCTCGTCGATCCACTGGACCCACGCCCGATCCTGATCGCCTACCCGCGCACGCGCCGACAGTCGTATACGGCCCTTGCTGGCAAGCTCGGCGACATAGCGCTGTTCCTGCGTGAGATCGGCGAGCGGATCGGGCGGCGGCGGCTGGATCGGCACGCTTGGCGCGCCATTTGCCAAGCCCGCACCCACATGCGTGGGCTTGTTGGCCTGGCTGGCCGAGGCCACCGGCTTGTTCGGATCGGAACGATCCTTGGTGAAGTAGTGGACGAAGAAGTAGATGCCGATACCACCGACGACGATGAAGATGGCAGCACGCACCGCCATCGCTGCCCAAACGTTTTTGCCGCCCTCTTCGTAGACCTCGGTGTTTTCCGCACCAGGCGCATAGCCGTCATACAACGGAAAAATCGCCGGATCGTACTTGAGCGTCTGGCCGCCCACCTTCTCGAACTTGCCCGGCGAGGTGGTGTGGAAATACGTCACGCGATATCGGCCCTTCATGCCGATGGCGGTGAGCTTCTGGAACGTATTTTTCTTCTCGATACGCGCCTTCACCGCCGAGTGCAGGCGATTGATCCACTGCGTCATGATGACGGCATCGCCGCCGTTCTGGCCGAGCAGCGCCCAAAAATTCTCCACTGCCGGCGCGAGCGGCTTGCGCTCATTGACGTAGAACTCGTGCACCTCATCAATGACGACCAGCGCATCTTTGAATTCGTCCGGAATGCACCACTTGCCCGACGCATCCTGCGTGCACGCAAACAACTTGGTCACGTCCTTCGTATCGACCAACACAAGCAGGCTTTGCACATCGCTTTCGGCAATGCCCAGGTGTTTGGCAATGCGATCAAACCGCAAGCCATTGAGGCGTGCGAACACGCGCCGACCCTTCTTGAGCGCGGGGAGGATGTGATTCTTTACCGCGTCGTAACTCTTGCCGGCACGCGGCACACCTTCATTGAAAACTAGCATGTCACCAAATCCCGATCGTCAGCACACGACGTAACAGATAGAACACCATGGCCGCGCCGATCATCACCAGCGCAGGCCCGATCTTGAACACATCAGCGAACCACAAAATTGTGCTGCCGGCGTTACCGAGCATGCCGCCGATGCTCTGGCCCTTCATGAAGTCCGGCATGGGCAGCAACGTCAACACGTAAAGAATGGCCGCCAGCGACTGTTCCAGCCACATCACGAACAGGTCGCCCACAAAATCGACAACCGCCTGCCATACCAGTTTGACGGCACGCCAAAGCCATGCGGTCAAATCATTGAACCAACCTGCTTGCATATTGTCTCCCCAAGTCAAAGCATCAACGCCGAATTTCAGACATGAAATCGGAATATCCATCCCAAATCGCTTTTAAGGCGCGTGATAAGCGCGACGTGAAATCATTGAACCAACCTGCTTGCATATCGTCGTCCTCAGGTCACAGCAATACGGAGCGCAGCGTAAGCAGCAATCGCCAGGATCACCCAGCCCGCCGCGCGCAGAAACGCCAGAAAATCGCCGCCACAATGAAAATTGATCGTCATAGCGTTCCACCACTTCGACGCGCCCAGCGAAAACACCGGGCACGATCCACCGGAGGGCACAGTCATAAAATCCGTGATGCCGGCAACCATGGGCGTGCCGCGCACCTGCGTATTGAATTTGCTCAGCACAGACTCAACAGTCTTGCCGCTTTTTTTGTAGAGCTCGGACATGGGAGCGCCCTCGCCGCCCTCACCCTCACCAGGCGTCGTGCCATCACCATCACCAGGGGTATCACCGTCGCCATCACCGTCACCATCACCGTCACCACCGCCATCACCACCGCCATCACTGCCACCGTCTCCACCACCATCGCTTCCACCATCTCCACCGCCGTCACTTCCACCATCTCCACCACCATCGCTGCCGCCATCACCATCACCACCATCATCACCAGGCGTGGAAGGTGGCGCATCACCCGCAGAGCAAGTGGCACCGCTGGGATACATGCCGCTGCCGCCTGATGCACCAACGGTGAAATTATAGAAACAACCGTCATCGCAGCTAAAACCGCTGCCATCGGAAGAAGACGCACCAATCAACGGGGGACGTTGGGCACACGTCTTGCTGTAAAACGTCGAACCAGCACCCGCAGGCCCACCGATGCTACACGTCGCCTGCGCGTTATAAATACCAGCGCTCTCGGCAACCACATCCGGCCCCTTGTAAAGCGAATTGGAACCGCCGACTAGCTTGCACAAATCGACGCCGCGCTGATCGGCCAACATGCGAGCAGCCAAGAAAGCCTGCCCTTGATCGCAGGCGTCAGCCGAATCTCTACACATGGCGGCATTGGCGCTAAACGCGCATGACCACAACGCAACCGCAAGGATGCACGCTACAAGGCGAACAGTTATCACGCATCCAACCCCTTGACGCCTGCCCACCCACACAGCGCGCCCATGAATCCACAGAACAAGAGAACGATCATCGCCCTACCCCTGAAAGAGAGAGGGCGACACCGAAGCGCCGCCCTGCCCTCACCACCATTAGCCGAAGAAGCTTGCAACCTTCTTGGCACCCCACTTGGTGAAGCCCACCAAGGCAATGATTGCGGCCGCTGCGATCATCGCGGTTGCAGCCTCAGCACCGCTCACGCCAGTCAGAATGTCACCCATGTTTACTCTCCTCGTTGATTGATTGATTTACCGGTCGTTGAACATGCCTGCGACGCTGCCGGCGAGGCGTCCCAGGACGAACCACACGATCACCAAGCCGCAGCAGCCGGTGGACCACGCTACGGCGTCCTCCTTGCTGGGCATGGCGAACGCTTCTTGCACCAGCGCATACACGCTGTATTCGCTACCACTGACGAGCACGTAGCCGCTGCACTCGCCAACCGATTGACCGGTGGGCACCAACGTGCCATCTGCTTGCAGGGCGACGCACACGGCCATGGGTTAAGCCGCCACGCGCGCAGGCGCTTTGAGAGCGCGCAACACCTGGAATTTGCTGTAATTGATCGCGCCCTTGTTGACCGTCACCATGGCTTCGATATCAAGCTCGTAATCACCAGGCTGATACGGAGGCTGGCCCTTCTCCAAACGCACATCCAGGGGATATGCAAACCCGCCTGCTTCAAGCTTGGCTTTCTGCTTGCGCGTGGTGTATTCGCGATCCTTGCCCTCGTCATCCTTGAACGTGCCAGCACGCTCATCGACTTCGGCGCTCAATACAGTGACTTTGATTCCGCTCATGGTGTAACCCCTTCCAAGGTTTGATTGATGCCCGCGATTTCGGGCCATTGATTGGCTACGTCTGCTGTTGCCCACGCCGGTAGCCGATGCGACGTGCAGGTACTGATGACGGCATGCAACGCGTCAGGCGTTGGGCAATGCCGCACGATGAAATTCAGGGTTGCGCCGTACTGACGCTTGATGTGGCGACGCGCACTTTTCCAAGTGGCATCGACAGCAGCCTTCGTAATGTCGATGCGCGTGGCGACGCAGTGCAAGAAATTGAGAACGGGATAGGCACCGAGCAGATAGCCAGCAGGATCGCGCAGCAAATCCAACGGCAATTCCTTGCGGTTGGTGGCGCGGAATTGCGCTTCATATCGCACCCATTCCGAAGCCTTGTCGCCTTGCTCCCTGCCCTTCTCGTACACGCGCAGCTGCTTTTCGGACTTCTTCCCGCCAACGTAGAAGGTCTTGCCGTCGCCACTGTCGTGATCGTCCACGGTCTGCGCCTTGGGGCGCTGTCCACGGTTGTCGAATTCGCCCGATGCATACCAGCTTTGCGCCAGTTTCAAGGGGTATTTGCCCAGCAGGTCATCGGCGGCAACGTCCACACGGGTCAATCGTCCAGCGCAGCTTTCGAGCTTCGCTCGAAGCTCCAGCCACCGCTGCGCATGGCCGCAGCGCGCTGCGCTCAACACTCCACACCCAGTGCCGGTCAACTCGATACGCGCGGTGTAGGTGCCATCTGCACGGCGGCAGTGCTCACCGCCCAACTCGATCAACCCGACGTGCTGGCCGTCGCGGTCGGTGATACGCACGCGCCACAGATAAAACCGCCCCGGCCCGGCCTTTTCGTCAAGTTCCAAGCCCAAGCCGGCGAAGAACCAGCAGAACACTTGCAATGCGACCGCACGGGCGTTCTCGGCGGTGACGTCCATCCATTCGCGGACCTCTTCGGGGTCGTCGTTGACGAACACACCGGCTTCGCCCAGGACGGCACGCAAGTCCACAGAGGCGGAAAACCAGTCAATGGCGACCGTCAGGGTGCCATCGGCATTCCTGAATTCACTGACTCCCCTGTTAGACGAGGGGAGTCCCAGATCCCGCGAGCCGTCAGCCATGCGCGTAGAACTCCACAGCAGCGGTCTCACAAGCGCGAGCAGCACGACGCGAGACGTGCACGCTCTGCTCCAACAGTCGGCCAGCAAGACGCACGGTCAGGCGGAAGCGCCGAGTGCGGCGACCACCAATGACGGTGTGATAGGTGTCGATATGGGAGACGACCTCAGTCATGACCAACTCCGCTGAAATAGGCGATCAGACCCGCAGGCGTCAGGAACAAGAACACGCCACAAACCCATGTCCACGGCTCAGGCAGGTAGTAGGCACCGATGATGAAAAGGGAAATGAAGGCAGCGAGCGCCCACACGTAGCCGATGCACTTTGCGAACTCCTTCATGCGACGACCTCCAATTCGCAATCAGCGCTGGAAACAATGGCCCGGCGCTGAGCCAGAGGCGCACCGTGCTCAAGGATGCTTTCAATGATGAGGACCTGTTCGCGGTGCGCACGCAGTGCGGCTTCGGCGCGACGGTCAAGAATCCAGGCGACCAATCGGGCGAGGCCGACGATCACGGTCAGCGCGGAAGCGCCGAGCAATGCAAGTGCGTTGGTGTCCATGAAGCCCCTATCCCCTGCCCCTTGACGCGGACCCCGGAGGGGAGCCGGGGGTGCGCGGTGTATGCAATTCTGCAAACACGGGACATGTATATTATTCGCAAAACAGTCTGTCAACGGAATCGCATACATGCCGAGCGCGAACGAACTACTTGATCGGGCCAGAACGGGCGCAAAACTCCCGTCAGACAATGCTTTAGCTCAAAGGCTGGGGGTCACAAGGGCCGTGATTAGCAACTGGCGGAAAGGCAGAAATCCGATGCCAGATGAACGGATTGCGCAAATATGCGCGCTAGCAAAGCTGGACGGCGGCGAATGGATGGCGAAGATTCACGCCGAAGCAGCGGCATCGCCAGCCGAAAAGGCGCTATGGCGATCAGTGTTGGACAGGCTAAGCGCGGCCGCCGCGGTGGTCGCGCTGCTAGTCCTGGCGGTGCACACAGGAGCGCATGAGGCGCTGCTGACGGCCCTCTCCCCGCTCGCCCTAACCGCACCTTCTATACATTATGCGAAATCGGCTATCCGAGCGGCCTCGGCTCGGCCCGGCCCTTGGGCGGGCTGGCGATTGGCTGGCCGCGATCTGGTTGCGCCTACCGGCGAGCGGATCCCAGAACGTCGGCTGCGCGGATTGCTTTGGCATGCCAATGCCAGCGACATCAGGGATTCGGTGCGCAGGCGGAACGCCAAACGAAAAGCGGTTCAGCAGTCGATGGTCAAGGTCGTCGTCGTGGATCTTGGCGAATGGCGAGACAGACATTTCGGGCGCATTGCCGGGTGAGGCGTTATCCGTAGGGGCCATGCCCGTACACCCCGGGTCTACAATGCCCGCTCACATGATCGGGGGCGGCATGGAACGCAGATATCGGGAAGCAGACTCATCAGACCTATGGTAGCAGATCGCTCTAGGCGGCTTCATCGCGTTACTAGCGCATAGCATCGTCATTGGGCTGTACAGCAGGTACGAAACACGCCAAGCGATGGCGCAGCTTGAGAGAGAATCAAAACTGGCGACACAGCAGATGCGGCGCGCACTCACACAGAACGCGCCGGCACCCAAGCAAGCGCAGACGTGCGGGACTATGCACCACCCAGGCCATTAATGACGGCGAACGCTGCTTACAGGGTCGCCGCTTCAAGCGCGTATCAAATGGCTGGGTGCAGCTGCCGCACGATCCCTGCTGATGCTCTACAGATCAGCGGTGGTCGAAGGAACGCTAGTAGCAGTAGCGTAAGGCCCCGACTCGGGGAAGCTGCCGACTTCACGTGTGCCTCTAGCAATCACAGATCCGCCGAGGTGCAGCGGCTGATTCTGATGGGCCACCTGCCCGGTCTGCTGCTGTTGCTGTTGCTGGTGCTGCTTGCGCACATCCTTGTACGGGTTGTACGGCGCACCATTGCGAGCAAGCATGCGGCACATCGGCTGCGGCAGATCGTAACTTTTGCCCTGCTCTGTCATGCACGTATAGGACGCCTCGCGCGGATCTGAGGCGGTCGGCATGCTGGACATGCAGAACACCACCTGCGGATCAAAGACAACCGGGCGCTGATCGAACACCTCAGCGGTCCACGGCATTGTGTCGAAGCGCGGTAGGTGCTTGGCGGCGTAATCGCTCTTACCGGCATATTTGACTTGGCCGTTATTGTCGCCACCCAGCACGCCAGACCCGGTCGCTGACGCGCCCGTGCCCGGCGTGCCGGCTTGCTCCTTGTCACCGCCACCCATCAAATTCTTACCGTTCCAGACCGCATAGCCGACCAAGCACGCAGCCACGATGGCGAGCATGATGCCGCGCTTGGCCTTGCTCGATAGCTTGTGCTTGGTGGCAAATAGTTCAAGGTGCCCTAGCGTTTGGCGTCCTCGCTTGCCGCTGCCTGTCAC